ACGTTCTATTCGGCGGTGATGATCTTTGGGGAAGTTGTCCCTCCACCGCCCAACATCATCGGCGGGCAGATTTTCGTGACAGCCTGACATGGCCTACAACTTCATCAACGACACGCAAGCCTCCACCGATGGATCCACTGGGACGTCCATGCCGGCGTCAGCGATTGCCGTCGCCCAAGGGAACCTCCTGGTGTTCGCCTCGCGCTACGCGAATGCGACCGCCGTCACCACCACGATATCTGACAACGTCGGCGGCAACGTCTACGTACCGATAGCAACCTACTTCAATTCCGTGAACGGCGCCGGCTGCGCGTTCTTCTATGCGCTCAACTCCGCCGCCGGCAACACTACATTCACCTCGAATTACTCCGCGACCTGTACCAATCGCGCGATCTATGCGGGGCAGTACGCGGGCCTCACCAATCTCATCACCGCGAACGGCCAGGAGAATGAATCCCCCGGCACGGGAGCCGACGCCTATACCTCGGGCAATGTCAGCGTCGGGAGCTTCCCCGCGATGGCATGGGGATTCATCGCCGAGATCCACAACTACAATCAAGCGCCTGCGGCGGGCACGGGTTACACAGGGCGAACTCCTTCCTGGAATGAGAGCGGAGCCACCTTCTTCGCACTCGCCGAGGACAAGCGCATCATCGCGCCCGGGAATTACGCCGCCACCTTCACGGTGGCGGAAGGGTCAGGTCGGTACGTGCTGATCGCGGTGTTCCAGGAAGTGATCCAGCAGCAGATTACATCGAGCGGAGTTTTTGTGACGCCATGAAAACGCTCACTTCAGGCGCCGGGTATTTGATGAACGACAACCGCGCCGCAGGCGAGGGGATGGAGGAGTGCGACGTGGGACTCTGCCCGCACTGCCAGAAGGTGATTAAATTACAGGAGTGGCGCGACATCGGCACCGGCATGAACGGCTGGTGCATGAAGTGCATGAGCCCCTGTTGCATCAACGGCGAGTGTGGGCAGCACTTTAAGACACACGGCTGCTTGCCATTCCTGAAGAAAATAGAGAAACTGATGAGCGCGGACTACGCGCGTGCGCAGTTCCGCAAGGTGGCGGGCCTGGAGCCGGAACAGTCTTTGTTCACCTATCGAGGTCATACCTAGATAGGAGCGTTCCATGGCTTCATACGGCGGCGGTCAGTCGGCCTTCACCCCCAACACGTCGAACGATAACTGGACGATGAACATGAACACCGTGGGCGCGATCGCCATGGTGGAGTCCATCTCCTGGGGCGGCAACCTCAACACCGCGACGTCCTACCGCACCGCCTGGAGCCGCCCGACCGCCAACGGCGCCACCGCCACAACCCAGACACCGGTCTCCGGCAACCCGGGGACCACACCGCTCACGCAGCTTGTAACGTCCTGGACGACTCAGCCCACTATCCCGGCGGAACCTGCGGGCCTGCTGGAGATGGCGTGGAACGCCTTCGGCGGGGTGGGCATCATGACCTTCCCCGTCTATGGCTCCTGGCTCGTCTCGGGATCGGCCACCGCCGGCTCGCAGCAACTCAGTTGCCGCAACCGTCTGGGAACCGATGCCAACGGCTCGAGCTACTACGTGAACTGGCGCGAATAAGCCGCCAGCTCATTCTCCTCACTCCGGCTGCGAGCAGGAGTAGGCCGTGACCGTCGTCTGCTCGCAACTTAATTCCTCCCTCGGCGGGGCGCCGTTCGTCTACACGCTGTCGACGTTCCCAGGCGTCGTCACACCGAAGAACCCCGCGCGCGGCGCCGCGGTATTCATCCAGAAGGGACTGACCGAGGACTACCGCGAAGCCTTCAGCTTCTTAAGTCCCGGCTTCGCGCGGTTCCTTAATCTTCAGGCACCGGGATTCAGGGCGTCCTTCGGCAAGGCAGGCGGCTGGTGGGATCTGCTCTCCGATGCGCCGTTCTTCTTTGCGGCGGGCTACGCGGTCCATCCTCCTGGACCGCCTTACATGCGGGCGATCTCGGAGTTGCAGCCGGACTCCGCTGCGCCATTCACGTTCACGCAATCGACGCTCATCCCGATCTTCCCGGGCAACGTCACCGTCACCGACTTTGCATTCCCGCCGCAGCATGTCGCAGACACCGCTCCCTGGACGTGGACGGGCACGGCAAAGCCCATCACGACCGCCGGGTCATTCCGCCCGTTCGGATACGGGATATTCACGCGTCAGCTTGAGGCCGACACCGCAGCATTCACTCACGTCCGCTCGCCATTCACCCCGGCAGCGAACACGCAGATCTCACGTCCCCCGATCGCAGGACAGGCATTCGGACTTCAGCAGCTGGCAGAAGGCGCACCTCTCGCCTATTCGCGCTTCGTCATGCCGGTGCCGGGGAAGATCCCGCCCTTCGGCGCGCAGATCCTCACCCGCGCACTCGAGGCCGACACCGCCCCTTTTGTCTGGGTCGCCTACAGGGTCATCACCACCATCCAGCTGCCGCGCCCCGGGGTGTTCGCGAAGCTCCACGATGATCCGGTAGCGCCGTTCGCGTTCTTCCGGGATCACCCGCCGGTTCCGTTCATACCGAGCACGCTCTCGGTCACGGACTTCGCCTTTGCACTCCAGCAGCCGGGAGACACCGCACCCTATGTCTTCACCCAATTCACGCCTCCCGTGCCGCTTCTCGTCCTCCCCTCGGGCACCGCTGTCCTACCGATGCAGACTTACGACCCGCGTGATCTGGCGGCGACGTTCAATTTCTGCTGGCCGGGGCTCCTGTGGGAGACGGTCCCCTCGCTCGTTGGGCTCCTGCTACAACAGGCGATCTACAACGTCGTGAACGCGGGGTTAGAGCCGACTGTCCTTTATGCGCCCTCGACCACGGTGAAGCCGGACATCGTGCTCTCGCAGTCGCCACCGTCCGGGACACTGCTCCCGGTCAATTCGGTCGTCACCATCACGGCTTCCTCGGGACCTGCATCGCCAGCCTACGGTCAGGTCGTGGTGCCGACTGTGATCGGACTCTTCGCCAAGGATGCAGACCAAGCGATCTTCAATGCGGGACTTTCTCTCGGGCCGTACATGTGGGTAGCGAGCGGTTCGCCCGGAGGTACGGTGGTGAACCAGTCACTCGTCGGAGGATCGCTCGCAACGCTCGGCACGGTCATCATCCTCACGCTTTCCCAAGGGCCGCAGTATCCTTCCTACAGCACCACCGTCACGACTTCCGTGCCTTAAATTAAGGAGACGACATGTTCTCGCATCACATCTCACTCAACACCGTCCCCGATCATCCCGAGGGCGGGATCCGGTTATCGCTCAGAGACCGCGTACTGCAGATGACCCACGCAGAGGCGCGCTATCTCGCCACCGAGCTCCTGAAGATGGCGAATGTACTCGACCCGCCCCCAGAGCCACCGGTCGAAGTCACAGTCGCCCCGGAGGAGCCGGCGAATTGAGCCTCGACTTCGACAACCTCCAGGGCTTCCTGAATGCCCTGACTATTGACACGAAGGAGAAGGGTGCTCAGGTCTTGGGCAAGGCGCTCTTGGGCACTCAGAAGCGCTTCCTCGCGGAGATTCGCAAGGGCCTTGAGCAGGACGTTCACGAGTTCGTGACGCTCAAAGCCCGCCAGGTGGGCATCTCCACCATCTCTTTAGCACTGGACATGTACCACGCCTTCAAGCACGCGGGCACCTCTGGCGCGATCGTGGTGCACGAGGAGGGCGCTAGAGAACAGTTCCGCGCCATCATGTCGACCTACATCGCGGGCCTCCCGGATGAGTGGTCGCAGGATGTGGTGGTCGATAACAAGTATCAGCTGGTCCTCGGTAATAGGTCGGTGCTGCAGTACAAGGTCGCGGGCGTCCGTGAGACTTCCGCCAAGACCTTGGGTCGTTCCTCGGCGCTCTCCTTCGCCCATGCGACTGAGGTGGCGTATTGGGGCGACCCGGCGCAGATCGCGGGTTTCAAGGCCACCATGGCCGAGCACAACCCCGACCGCTTCTATCACTGGGAAACCACGGCCAACGGCTTCAACCACTTCGAGCGCATGTGGCGGGAAGCGCACGACTCGGTGTCCGTGCGGCCCATCTTCATCTCCTGGTGGAGCAATGAGTTCTACCGCGTGCCCAAGGGATCCGCGAAGTACGCGCAATACTGGGGTGTGAAAGGCCGCGCCTCCGCCGAGGAGCGGGACGTGCGCCGCTACGTTGAGCGCACGTACGGTCACGAACTCGACGATGAGCAGTTCGCCTGGTATCGCTGGATGCGGGCCGAGAAGATCACGGACGAGATGGAGATGCGCCGGGAGTATCCGACCACTCCCGAGGAAGCCTTTGTTGCGAGTGGTACGAACTTCTTCACCGGCGCTTCTTTAACCAGCGCCTACAAGCGCGTGCTGGGCGAGGGTAGGCCACTCGCCTGCTATCGCTTCCAGTTCGGGGAAGAGTTCACCGACACCAATGTGATCGAAGTCCCCGAGCGCTCCGCTCACCTTAAGATATGGGCGGAGCCGGTGAAGGGTGGGTTCTACACCCTCGGCGCCGATCCCGCCTACGGCTCCTCCGAGCAGGCGGACAAGTTCTGCATCTCAGTCGATAGATGCTGGGGCAACCGCGTCGAGCAGGTGGCCGAGCTCAACGTCGTGGACATGTCGACCTACACCTTCGCGTGGGTGATCTGCTACCTCTGCGGCTGCTATCAGCCCTGCGTCTACAACATCGAGATCAACGGACCCGGAGGCGCCATCATCCAGGAGATCGACAACCTCCGTCGTTTAGCGGGTAGAAGCTACATCCCGGGTCAAGCCAAGACCATGATGGATGTGGTGCGCAAGATGCAGGAGTTCCTGTACGTCAAGGAGGACTCGCTGCTAGGCCGACCTGCGGGTAAGCACACGCTCACCACCGACCGGATTAAGGACTCCTACCTCTCCATGTACCGCGACGCCTTCGAGCGCGGGGTGTATCAGCCGCACAGCCGACAGCTACTCGATGAGATGCAGTCGATCGTGAGAGATGGTGGCTGGATCGGAGCGTCTGGAAACTCCAAGGACGACAGAGTGATCGCCGCGGCGCTTGCCTACAAAGCCTACAACGACCAGTTGCGACTCAAGCTGATCGCGCGCAACGTCGTGTACAAGGAAGACGAGAAACCCTCCGCTCCTGCGAAGGAAGGACCGGACGTGGGTCAGATGGTCGACCGCGCGGTGAAGGGGTATCTCGTCAATCTCGGTTACAAGAGGAAGCAGGAAGCGGCGGGAGTCAAGGTTTACAACGTGGAGCAAGGTCGTGGCAGTCGTTAAAGAGTGGAAGTGTGTGGCGTGCGTGACCGACTTCGAGTCCACCGAGGAGAAGCCCCGTTGCCCGCATGGCTGCTCGGCGGGGTTCGTGGTGCAGGAGTTCCGCACGGCTCCCCGCATTCGTTCCGGCAGCACCTCCGCGACCGATCGAAACATGCGGGTGATGGCACAGGATCTCGGCATGACCGACATGAGCAACCGTGACGGTCAATCGGTGATGTCCTCGACTCTCGTCGGCTCAGGCGGCGTGAAGCGCGAATACGCGCAGCATCAGGTGGCGCAGTGGAAGGCGATGCTACCGACCGGCTGGGCAGGGACAGGTGAAGCCCCGCGGTACTCCCACGAGCAGGCGGGCTTTCAGGGCACCAACACGCCCATGAAACCACTGCTCGACAGCAAACCGTCGCTCCGTTCAAGAACCGTGTTCCAGAAGCCCAAATGAAAGTCCCTGAGAGTTCAGTCGAGCGATTGCAGCTGTACGTAGAGCTCATTCGCAAATGCACCGCCAGCCGCGAGGAGCGCCGCTCGTTCTATCGCATGATGCGCGCGTACTACCTGTTCGGCACGGACGAGCAGGGCCTCCAGGACATGGGCGGCCGGTATAACAAGATCTTCTCGCACATGGAGCAGCTGTCCTCCTTCATGTTTTCGCCCGAGACGACGCGCTTCAACATCGACCTCGGCGTGTCAGTGCCGGCCGATGAGCAGTTCAAGGTCGAGGCGATGACCGAACGGCTGCACGAGGCGTGGCACGGCAAGTCAGAGGGCGGGATCGATGATGACTTCAAGATCGCGCTCGAGTGGTCGGGCGTCTACGGCTCGATGTTCGTCAAGCTGCGTCCCAAGCTCTGGGAGAACGAGGACGGCAGCAAGGGCTTTCAGCTGCAGCACTTCCTGGTCGAGCCGCACAACTTAGGGTTACTGCGCGAGGATCGCTACGGGCTCTACCGGCAGGAAGCCTTCTGCGAGACCTACATGATTACCAAGTCCCAGCTCGCCAACGAGCTCGAAGCTGGGATGAACGCACGTAAGGACGAGATCATCGCCAACGCACAGGCCGGCGCCTGGTCGAACACCGAGCAAATCTCCGCCGGTCCCATCGACCGTCTCATTGTAACGTCCATTCAAGGTGGCTCGATTACGGGTAACGCTTCGTTCTGGGCGACTCCGCTTGCCACCATGTACCGGCCGACGACGATCGAGGACATGGTCGAGCTCACCGAGCTCTACGTGTACGACGATGCCATCGCCGACTGGCGCGTCGTGACCTTCATGAAGCCGTCCTATCCGATCTGGGATCGGCCGCTCGGGAAGATCTTCGTCTCGCGGGTGCTGCCCTACATCCAGGTCTGCCCACTCCCGACGCACGACTACGCGTGGGGACACTCCGCGGTGGAGAAGCTGGTCCCGCTCCAGGACATGCGCAACGAAAGAATTGCCGACATCCGCCATCTGCTCAAGAAACAGGCGCACTCGCCCTTCTCGATGACCGGCATCTCGGCGATCCCGGATGAGATGCAGATGGCACTCGATACACCGTCCGGGATCATGACGGCCGATAGCCCGGTGGCTACGGTCAAGGAACACCAGCCGACCATCCCCGCCGACCTCTGGCACGATGTCGACAAGATCGATGAGATGATGGATGAGACTTCGGGCCTCTCCGCCATCAACCAGGGCAAGGGCGAGAAGGGGGTTCGCTCTCAGGGCCAGGCGCAGACGCTCTCGCAACTCGGCTCGACGCGCTCCAAGAGCAAGGCGCTCATCGTCGAGAACTCCCTCGATGCAGTCGCCACCACCATCGTGTGCATCCTGCGCCGCTACGACAAGCGGCCGATGCGGGAGGACCGCACCGATTCCCCAGCGCAATTCTTCGCGAACCAGTTCCCGGAGGACTTCGTCGCCAAGGTGGACGGACACTCGTCATCCCCAGTGTTCCTCGAGAACTACGAAGCCAAGATATTTAAGCTGCTTGAGCTGCAGGCCATCGACAGAGAGGAAGCGCTCAAGCTGCTGGACATCCCGCGCAAGCAGCAGCTGCTCCACAAATTAAAGTCCGAGATCGAGCCCGCCGAGCAACGCGCGAAGGAAGAGGAAAACAACATCAAGAAGCTCTCGATCTTGTCCAAACGGCAAGCGGGTGGTAATAATCAATCAGCGACATGAGCGCTCCTTTGGGCGCCATACCGCTGCTCACCGCAAGGTGGATGCGCGACGGCAGGACCCGTAACTTAAATTAAGGAGAGCATCATGGCACGACGTGGTCGACGCGCTCGACGGAAGCGCTGAACAGAGTGAGGGGCGGTACATCCGCCCCTTCTCTTTTGTGGTATTTTCCGCGCGTGCCAGACGACAACATTCAGATGCCGAGGGACTCGCCCGCAGTTGGAGGTGGGCCAGCAGCTTCTGGCGCTCTGACTCCGCAAGCTCCAGAGGGTGACTACGAAGCCGCGAAAGTCGCTGTCCGTCACATGGTTAAACTCATAGATAGAGCGATTGCGAATTTCGGTGAAGGTGAGGATAAGGATTTTTTGTTCAGGCTGCGTGAGTCAATGACTCAGAAGTATGGAAAGTATGAGGAAGACTCAGATCGCTTCTTGCCAGCCGATTTGAAGCGTATGATCGCAGCCGAAATTGGAGCCGGTGAGCCTCAACAGCCACAGACCCAACAGAAACCTCAGCAACAGCAGCAGCCTCAACAGCAGCAGCAGGTTTAATATGCCAGCCCCCCGCAAACTCTTCATGCCGGCCGATGGACTTTCGATCCGCGATCCGCTCACGAACGAGCGCCGCAAGGGCAACATCATGAACCCGCGGCGCTACTCGGAAGTCGGCGGGCTTTCATCCGGCAACGCCCGCGGATTGGGCCAGGCCGACATGACGGTCTCACCTCCGGGTCAGACCGAGCGCAAGTTCCCCTCCAAGGGTTAAGACATGGGTCTCGAAGATCTCTCGGCCGAGGACCGCGCGAGAATCAATCTCGGCAAGCTCGTCCACGAGATGATGAACGACCCCAACCTCGCGGAGCAGACCAAGCGACTCCTCAAGCAGAAAAAGCCCGAGCTTAATTTCCCCGAGCTCGATCAGGCTGAAGCGCTGCGCAAGGTGCAGGAAGAGTCCGAGAAGCGCGTGCAGGCGCTGAAGGATGAGATCCGCACGAATCAGGCGAAAGCCGCACTCCAGGCCGAAGAGTCCAAAATCGAGGAAGCCGGCCTCGAGGTCAAAGCGGTGCGGGAGTTCATGGAGAAGCGCGGCATCACGGACATCGATGTGGTGATCGAGCTGTTCCAGTCGCGAGCGGCACTCGCCGAGCCCTCGACTCCTCAGTTCCAGCCGCTCAAGGTCCCCAATCTCAAAGAGATGTGGGAGAACCCCGTGGCGTGGCGCGAGAAGGAAGGCTACGCCATCCAGCAAGAGTTACGAGGCCGCAAGCCTATCCGGCAGACCGGCTGACGATTTCGGAATAGGACCCCGCGCATAAGTCACCGCGACGTGTGACGGTGTAGGAGTCCGTATGCCTTTTTCATCGGGCGTAATGCCGGTTGGTGCACAGTTTACTGAGTACCAAGCCATCACCCGTCGCGCGTTCGTCCCGACGATGTACGTGCAGATTTACAACGCCTCACCGACGATCGCGGGACTGATGCAGAACGCGAAGACGGCGACGGGGGGAATTTCCTCCGTCACCGTCCCGGTGCAAGGCCAGGCGCTCACCATCCCGCAGTGGGTGGGATTCGATGGCGGCTTCCAGCAGCCAGCGAACATCCAGGGCATTCAGCCGGCGGAGTTTAATCTCAAGGGTTTAATCACCCCCATCCCCTTCTATGGGATGGAAGCGGCGATCCAGAACGATCACGCCGTGGTGCCGCGCATCGAGGCCGTGTTCAACGACGCCACCAATTCGACCGTGGACGTGCTCTCGCAGGCGCTCTTCAACAACGTCACGAACACGCAGCAGCTGATCGGCCTCAATGGCGCGATCGATGACGGGACGAATGCCGCGACCTACGGCAACATCAACCGCACGGCTTCCTCCTTCTGGCAGGCCAAGGTCTACAACTCCGGCGGTGTCGCGCCTACTCGGGCCTTAATTCTTCAGTACTTGGTGGGGGCCAATAAATACGGCTCCGAGATGCCGACCATGGCGGTCTGCGGACTTGGGACGTGGCTCAAGCTCGTCGCCAATGACTTCGCCCCGCTCGAGTCCTACCAGATCCAGCCCGGCATGGGATTCGACTCCGATGCCGACCGGCCGCGGGCGCTCTTCAGGGCGGTCGATATCGGCGGGGTGCCGGTGTACGCCGACCCCTATTGCCCGGAGGGGTTGCTCTACATCTGGAACAGCAATTACCTCTCGATCTACTTCCACCAGATGGCGAACTTCGCCTTCACCGGCTTCGAGTCGCTGCTGCCCGTCTACCAGCTCGGGTACATCGGGGCGGTGGTGACGCTGCTCGAGCTCGTACTGGCGAAGCCCCGCACCACGGCGCGCGTGGGCACGGTCGGATCGAGCGGCACGCAGTTCACTTTCCTGACGATCTGAGGGTCACATATGTCACTGCTTCGTCTCGGCACTCCTGGGTTTGACCTTCAGTCCCAGTTGAGCATCTCGCAGTTCGTGATTCCCGCGGGCGCGGGGGCGACCTACGCGGTGTCCAACAACATCGCGACCTTCACGTCGAACGCCGCGCACGGACTCACCATGAACCCCGCAGCGGGGGTTCCGCCGAACTACTACGTCACCTTCGGCGGCTCGACCTCGGGACTCACCGGCAACGGCATCCTGGTCGGCAACGTATTCAGGATCCTGACGATCCCGTCCACCACCACTTTCACGTTCTACTGCACGATCACGGCGGCGACGGTGACCTCCACCACCGTGATCCCGGTCTTTTTCGCGCCCTTCACTGCACAGTCTACGTCGAGCTTCGCCGGTGGTCCCACGCAGACGATCTCGGCGACCGTCACTCCCTTCCCGCCAGCGAACCTCGAGGGTGCCTACGTGCACGCCCAGCTCGCAGCGAACTGCGTCGTCTCGATGGCGCCCAACATCACCTCCGGTGGGCAGTTCAACAACTCCATCATCCTGCTGGATGCCTACACGACCGCGGCCTGCTCGGGTGGTAACACCCCATCGACCGCGCCGACGCTCAACACGATCGCCGCGGCCTCGACCAACTTCAACGGCTTCATGCTGTCAGGCGTCCTCTGCAACTACATGATTCAGGCGTCGGGCACCACGGCCACCTCCACCATCAGCGTCGTCAACTGAGGACCCCATGGACATCGAGCAGGACCTGAACGAACAGTATGTCCGCGTAGTTCATTACCTCGGCGAGACCATCACGGGTCGCTACGACGGCAAGGATTTCGAGTTCCCGGACGGCCACGATGGCACCTACCGTGATGTGAAGCGCGAGGTCGCCCATCACATCTTCGGGTTCATGAATCCGAACAAGGAAGCGGCTCTCCTGCGGCTCGGCTGGCTCGGCGGCAAGCGGAACCTGGAGTTGCGGGAGGCTCTGGAACTTCTCGCTCTGGTGCAGTTCCACGAGGTTCCGCCCTTCCCTCACTCGGTGGGCGAGTTCAGGAAACCGAAAGCAGAATCGGCGGCGCGGGTGGGTCCTACGCATGCGCCGATGGGGCAAGGGGGGAGCGTTTCTTCCGGCGAAGACGCTCCCCCTAAGACCCTCGCGAAGAAGGCGTGATGGGATGTGGCAGCTCTCTCTGACTACCAGGCGCAGGTGCAGGACCTCCTGCACGACCCGCTAGCCCAGCAGTGGCCGACCTCTAGCCTCACCAACTACATCAACGAGGCGCGCAACCGACTCGCGCAGGACACCAAGTGCCTGCGCCAGATACTCACGCCCGACGTTTACCCCTCGATGCAGTTCGTGCAGGGGACGGAGTTCATTACCCCACAGACTTTTTTACCCTCACCATTCGGAGCACAGCTGGTCGATGTGCTCAACATCGTGGTGATCGTCAACCAGCAGCGCACGACGCTCCTCTATCGTCCGTACACGTGGCTCACCACTTTCATGAGGTCCTGGGCGAACTACCAGCAGTGGCCGCAGTTCTGGAGCCGGGTGTCGCCGATCCAGTTCTGCATCGCGCCGGTGCCGAACATCACCTACACCACCGAGTGGGACGTCGCGATCAACCCGACACCCATGGTGAACCTCACGGATCAGGACACCATCCCGATCCCCTTCCAGGAGCCGGTGCAGTACTACGCCGCCTACAAGGCCAAAATAAACCAGCAGTCGCAGGGTGAGGCGGCGTTCTTCCTCAACGAATACCAGCGGGTGAAGAAAGCCTGCTTTGCAGGGTATGCCACTCGCATCATCCCGAATCCCTACTCGAGCCCGACCTGATGCCGAAGGTCCCGCAACCCCCGAATGCCGCGGATAAAGACCCGGCACCGGCTCTCATCTTCGCGCAGAACGAGATCACGGGAGTCGATACCTCGGGCTCCCGTACGGCCGTGGGTCAGGGGAAGGTCTACAACCTCGAGAACATCATCCCGATCGGTCCCGAGAACGCCCAGGTGGTGCCGAACATCAGCCCGGCATTGGGGACCTTCGGCTCCGATAACATCTACTACGGCGCCTCCTTCTCGATCGTTTTCTTAAGCGGCGGAGTCAGCGAAGTCCTGCTTCTCTTCGGCAGCACGGGGAACGTGTGGGAGTTCGTGATCGGGGGATTCAATTCCGGCGGCCAATGGATTCCCAAAAATACTGTCCAGCAGATTTCCGCCTCCTTGAGCGGGGCGGGTTCCCGTGCGGTTCAGTGGCAAAATACCGTCGTTCTCGTCATCGACAGCAGAGGCTTATATGTCTGGAACACCCCCTACGCGCAACTCACCCAAATCACCGGTCCCGGTGTCCCTACGTCGGGCAACGATATCGCCGTCTTCGGCGGCCGCGTCTGGATCGCCTCTGGGCGTCAGATATTCTTCTCCGGGGCAGGAGATTATTCGGCAGCGTCGTGGCTCCCGGCCAACGGTGCGGGGTTCTTTACCCTTACGGATCCACAAATCAGGACAACGGTTCAAAGGCTGACCGTCTCCAACGGGCTGCTTTACATCATCAGCACTGCCGGCATCAATGTCATATCGAATGTCGTCGTGCCGTTCGGCTCGATCCCGCCGACTCCGACTTTCCAGAACACCAACATCCAGGCGCTGATCGGCTGCGATCAGCCGGGATCGGTTTTCCCGCTCGACCGTTTCATGCTGTTCGGCAACCGCTATGGCGCCTTCATCCTCTATGGACTCACGGCCACCAAGATATCGAGCGACATCGATGGCACCTGGCAGTACATCGACTTCACCAAGCCCATGTCAGGCGGACAGGTCACGATCGCCAACATCCTGTGCTCCGCCTTCCTGATTCAGCGTGCCAATGACCCGGTCTTCGGCAGCAACACCGTGGTGGCGGTGAATTTCGAGAAGGAACCCGGCGACCGACGCTGGTTTTTCGCCAACTACGGCAGTGCCGGCACGATCACGCTACTCGTCAGCGGCTTCGTGCAAAACCAGCCGGCTCTCTTTGGCATGATCGGCAGCAACATCTATCAGTTGTTCGGGGATCCGACCACAGCTCCAAACTGTCAGATCATGACCGGTCTCTACCCGATGGAGGACGAGCTCGCCAAGAAGGAAGTGACAGTGGGTGGATTCGAGGCGACCTATAGCCTCGTCGGCGGGTCAATCACCGCAACTGCGGACACGGCCGACACCGACTTTCCGTCCCGTCCCATCACCTTCCCGCAACAACCCGCCCTCGGAACCAAGCTCCATGTCGCAGGCGGAGTGAACTTCCCCTCGACCTTCAACCGCCACGTCGGCATGACCATCAACACGCAGGGACTCATCTACAAATTCAAGCTGTTCGCGCTCGAGTACAAGCTGCGCGAGCGCTGGCACATGTTCTTAAGTTGATATGTCCGGGATCATCCAACCCTTGCCGTACGACCCGAGCCAGGGCGACTGGACGGCATGGATGGAGATTCTCTCGCAGACGCTCTCGGACCAGGCGGCGACCATTGCGGGCATCCCGCCGTCGGTTTTCACGTTGGCGGCAGCGGGCGCTTACAGTCCCACCTTCCAGTCGGGCTACATCCAGTACACCGGCAACCAGCAGACTTTTGCCGGTAACACCAACTTCATCGTGGGTCTCGCGCTCCCGAACCCCTCGGGGATACCCGGACCCGCATTGCTCTTAGGGAGCGGGGGTGGGAACGGGACGGCTGTCTCGACGTGGATCATTACCGATCAGGCGTTCGATGCGAACACTCCCGGGAACAACCTCGGCATCACCGCCGGTGAGACTCAGGGATCGGGTACGCAGCCCGGGGGCCTGCTGTGGCTGATCGGAGGGGCCTCCTTCGGCGGGACCGGTGGCACGCTCCAGCTCCAGGGCGGCACATCGATGAACGGCCCCGGGGGCTTGGCGGTACTCCAAGGCGGCAACTCCACCAACGGGCCGGCAGCCGATGCCTTTGTTGTTGGGGGTGAGAACGGCACTGCGGGAGCGAACGTCCACCTCATCATGACGCTGCTCAATGGCGTCTCGGGCGATGTCCGCATCCGCGTCAACTCCACCATCCTCATGCAGTTCCTGCAGCACGGAGAGATTTTTTTAACTGCGAGTGGCACAGGCGCCGGCACAGTGGGTCAGGTGCTCACTTCCCAGGGCCTCGGGGCACCCGTCGAATGGACGAATCTCAACGGAGGACTGGTCTCGAGCTCGACGCGGATCCAAGCATCGATCGCCTCGGGGACCTACAACGACTTTAATCCAGGCGGCGGCTGGCCGAACTGCGGAATACTCGAGATGGATACCTCTGGGGGTAACATCACGCTCACCGGACTTGCAGCAGGAGGCGCCTTCCAGATGGTGCTCATCACCAATATCGGAGCGAACACACTGGTGCTCGACTCGCTCAATGGTGGGTCGCTTGCGGCTAACCAGTTCCGCTCCGCCAATAATCTCTCGCTCGCTCAGAATGACAGCGTCATCGTCACGTACGTCCCAGTCTCGGCGAAATGGCAGTTCACATGAAGATCAATCTCACCGTGACCGAGCAGGAACTCTCGCTCATCCTGCAAGCCATCGGTATCGGGCGCTACATCGATGTGGCGGGGCTCATCGACAATCTGGTGCGTCAGGCCAAGGAACAGGGAATCATGCAACCGCCCAAGGCCGGCAACGGGCCTGCGGCCGGCAATGGCATCGCGAAGGAGACTTGAGTGCCGGGCACTGACTGGTCATCGACAATGGATAGCTCGGACCCGAGCTATCAGTTGTTTAATCCCGATCCGACCGTGATGCAGTTCGGGGGCTCCACCTCTGGCACCGCCGGTCCCGCGGGTCCTGCCAACGCCAACATCGGGCTCACCGATCCCTCTCTCGCGGGCGTCATGGGCTCAGGATCGGGGACTCCCGCTACATCCAGCATCGGCACGACTTCCCCGCTGCCTCCCACCACAGGTACAGGGGGCGGAACTACTTCTCCCGGAGGTTACACGACTCCCTCCACCTGGCAGCAGTTCTTGGGCGGCCTCACCGGAGGGCAGAGCGGGGCCAGCCTTTTAGGGCAGCTCGCGCCCTACGGGGTCGCGGCGGGCGTGGGATTGCTGCAGGCTAAGGGTGCGCAGAACCAGACGAACTCCGAGGTTGGAGCCATCACGGCGGCATCAGCCCCGTACCTCAACGCCTCGCAGTCGTTCCTCAAGCAGTTCGAGAACCAGCAACTCACCCCGTCCCAGCAGCAGTACGTCGACTGGACGAGCACTGAAGCGCAGGACCTCATCAATTCGGGCCAAGCCGCTCAGACGATCGCGCAAACGAACTTTGCCGACTACCAGGCGGGCACACTTAAACCCGCCGACCAGTTGGCGCTCGATCAGCAGACACAGGCGCAGAAGCAGCAGATCACCTCCATGCTCGCGAGCCAGGGGATACAGGACTCGTCCGTCGCCGCCGCTTACACCCAGCAGATCGACAATCAAGCCGCCGTCACCAAGCAGAACGTCCTCAATTCCTATTTCGCCACCGGCGATCAGGCGTACAACACCTGGCTTAATTCAACTGCCGAGGGCATCCAGGTCAAGACGCTCGGCGCTCAGTTCGCCCAGACCGCCTTCCAGGAGATGCTGCAGGCGTCCTTGGGCTTCGGGCAGATCGGCATGCAGGGCCTTGAAACGGCCATAGGTTTACAGATCCAGTCTGACACCGCGCTCTCGCAACAAGTCGGCAACCTCATGCAGAACCTGATGGCGGCCTACGCGCTGCAGAACGGGCTATCCTCTGGCAGCGGGACACTCGGCAACGCCAAGACGCTGCTGTCGAGCCTCCTCGGTGGATCCGCACCCGCCTCGGTGGCGAATTTCAACAACGCGTTTGCGGCGAGTGGGGCGGGCGCTGCGGCATCAACCGCATCCTCGGATGTGGCATCTGAATTTAATTCCGCCACGGCCTCGCAGATGGGATCGTATACGGCGCCGCTGCCTTCCGGCTCGGTGTCGGTCGGCGCACCAGGAGACTACGGTGCAGCCGAAGGCGCTCAAGTCGCAAGCGATGTGCAGTCGACCAACAATGCTGCCGTGGATGCCTATAGCGCTTCCGCAGGAGACGCAGGAACCGCTGGAGATGCGGCAGGCGGGGCTAGCGCACTGGGCATAGCGGGCGGCGCCTTGGGGGCTGCTGGTGGCATCTACGATCTCTCGCAGAACTGGCAGTCGGGTGCCACGGGCTCTGACATCCGCGGCGGCGCGGAGACGGGAGCGGGTATCGGTACTGCGATTCTTCCTGGGGTCGGGACTGCGATTGGAGCGGTTGGGGGAGCGGCGGTCGGCGCGATCTCTTCCCTCTTCGGCCCCGGCAAGAAAGATCCCGAGACGCAGACTTGGGACAACTACGCCGGCACCTTTGCGTCCAAGGGCGCGCAGGGAGTGTCTGGCGCTACCCCAGCTCAGAACTACCAGATGCTCGCCGGCATCTTCGATGCGCGCAGTTCGAACATCCCCTTCTATCAAAAATTCGGCCGCATGGGAGAGGGTGCCTTCATGCAGTCGATGACGAGCCAGATCAACCAGGCGGTCACTTCCGGCAAGGTGCCGAAGAACGCCACCGCGCAAGAGATCTACCAGAAAGTGGTCGAGCCCTGGATCAACTCCATGTCGCCCGGCGGCTGGCAGAACACCAGCACGAGCAAAGGTGCCCCTGAGAAGCAGGCGATCGGCAATCTCCTCACGAACATCATCCAGCAGTACCAGCAGGGGATGGGCGGGAAGTTCACCGGCATCGCAGGGCAGGGGTCCCCCATAACCGCTGCCTACGGGAGCTGAAATGTCAGTCTCACCAGACCAGATGCCAGGACTCCCGGGCATGAATCAGCCCGCCAACGACCTCCAGCAGTTCCAGGACCTGGAAGGCCAAGCGGCAGGCGCGCAGGAGCAGGCTGCAGCGTCCACGCAGCAGACCGCGCAGACGCTCTCCACGATGCAGCCGCCGCAGCGGAACACCGGGATCTTCTCGCAGGCGCCTCTGCTCATCGCGCTCACGGCGCTCGGCGGCAAGGCGATCGGCCTTCACGCGCGCACCATGCTCGGCGCCACCAACGGCATGGTGAAGGGCATGCTGATGGGCAACCAGCAGGCGTTCGATGACGCCACCAAGCAGTACGAAGAGAACCGCCAGAAGCTGCTCGACACTTGGAAGCTCCAGCAGAGCTACTTCGACACCCTCTCCAAAGCCTATAGCGAGCGGGCGGATGCCAAGCTCAAAGCCATCCAGGCTGCTCGCCAGCTCACCAACGATGAGTGGCAGCACGAGTACAAGGATCAGCTCGCCGCGATGAAGAACGGCATGAATGAGGAGACGGCCTATCTCAAGCAGCAGGAACTCATCCATAAGATCGAACAGGACAACGTTATGGACTCGGTGCGGCGCATGAATGCCGACACCGCGCGCATGAAGGCCGATATCCAGAAGCAACAGTTCGACCAGAAGCTCCAGGGCACGAGTTCACTGAAAGACATCGACGGGATGATTAAGGACCTGAACACGCAGGCGCGCGCGATCCAGGCGAAGACTGGGGGCTTGCGACAACTCAATCCCGATGAGGAGCAGCAGTACAACGACCTTCTCACCCGCATGGGACAGCTGAACGTGCGCCGCCAGGAGCTCATGGAGCAGGGACGCCAGACCGGGATCGAGCGTCCGAGTGTCGGAACGGGAGTGGATCCCGCAACGGGAGCACCGTCTGGAAGTCAGTCCGCAAAGTCCGGTGTGATCGATCGCGGGCAGGGCGTGTCCGAGCCGCCGGCTCCAGCTTCCTCGCCCAAGTCCACGCCGACCTTTGCGAGCGAAGCGGACGCGCAGAAAGCCGCGGCGTCAGGGCAGATTAAACCCGGCGATAAGATCGTCATTGGCGGCGTTTCAGGGACGTGGCAGTAAATGCCCTTTGTCCCAGATCCGCCCGCCGGTAAGTTCGTGCCCGATGAGGCGACGCCCGGGCGGTTCGCGCCTGATATCGGCGGGTCGAGCTCGCACATCACCGAGAGCGCCGACGACTGGACGCCTGAAGCGCTCGCCGGCAAGAGCACAGCCGAGAAGATGGCGATGCCCGTCACCGAGTGGTGGCCGACCTTTAAGCGACAAGCGAGCCAGGGCATCGCCGACACCTCTCAGTCGATCGATGAGCTGTTCCACGCCAAGACGTGGTCGCAGCGCGGCAAGGCAGCCTTCATGTCGGCGTTGGAAGGGGTGAGCACTGTGCTGACCCCTGCAACCGCGGCGGCGGAGACCTTTCTCGGTGGACCCACGGAAGCCGCCACTAAGGGACTGCTGCCTAAAGATTCAACCGTGAATAGCCTGCTGTCTTCGGTCGAGGGGAGTCTGCGTCACTCGGAGCTGGATCCATTTTCGGACTTCAAAGGTGATACGCCGTTAACAACCCAGTCCGGCGCGATCCCGAAAGACCTCACCAGCAACCTCGTGCAGCTCGCTTTCCCCGTAGCGGCACAAAAGTGGGAGACGCTGGGGAAAGCCCTGGAGTCGGTCGGTATGGCGGCACGCTCAGCGATCTCAGGGATCCCGGAGTCCTCCTTCGCGACTACCGCCAAAGCAGTCCTCGCACCGGGGACTCTCGGTCCTGAAGCGCGGGAGACCGCGAGTCTTACTTCTGAGAAGTGGGCCGAGCTCGCCCGCCGCGGCGATCAGGCTCGTAGCCAGGTCGAGCAGTTCTCGAAAACTTTCGCCAACGCGCCGCGCGCGGTGCAACTGGACTTCATCAACCGTATGGAAGCTGGCACGGCGCAACTCACTCCTCAGCTCGAGACTGCAGCGAAAACTTTCCGCACGCTGCTGGACGATCGATGGGGAGAGGTGAAAGCGCTCGGAAAGGACATCAACTACATCGAGAACTACTTCCCGCACTTCTGGAAGCAGGAAGGACGCGATGCGTTTCTGGCATCCAATGCTCGATCACCACTGCTTGGCTCCAAGGAGTTCCTAAAAACGCGGCGCATCCCGACGTTGGCGGATGGCATCGCGCAGGGGCTCGAGCCCGTCACAACCAACCCGATCGACCTCACCATGCTTAAGCTCAGAAGCATGGATCGTCTCATCGTGGGCTCGAAGTTGGTGGACGAGCTCAAGGGGAATGGACTCCTTCAGTTCTTCAAGGGTCCCGCGCCGCAAGGCTGGAAGGAAATCACTGACCCCATCGCCTCAGTCCGCTACGTGAACGACCAAGGCGAAGTCGTGATCGCCGGGCGCTACGCCGCGCCTGAGAATGCCGCCAGGGTGCTGAACAACCATCTCTCAGCCACCGATATCGGGCACCGCGATCCCATCCAGTGGACGCGTACGGTGGGGAACCTGATGAACATGAGTCAGTTGTCCTTCTCCGCCTTCCACGGCGGGTTCGTGACGATGGACTCGATTACCAGCAAGGTTTCGCTGGCAGTGCAGCAACTTTCTCGCGGCGAGCTCGGCGAGGGACTTAAGAACGCGGTCGCAGCACCCTTCGCTCCGATCACCGGGCTCGGCAAGGGTAAGGCGCTGCGCAATGCGTGGCTTAATCCAGGCGGCGCGACACCCGAACTGCAGAAGATGGCTGATGCGCTAGAAGCCGGCGGCGCGCGCATCTCCATGCCGGAGCTCTACCAAGCGACCCCAGCGGGCTCGTTCGTCAAATCGTTCAAGAACGGCACGATCCGCAAGGAAGTGCTTGAAGCCTTCAAGGATCACCCCTGGAAGGCGCCGCTCGAGCTCGCCACGCGCGCGCTCGAGACCAGTAACTCGTGGCTCATGGAGTACTACGTCCCGCGCCAGAAGCTCGGCGTCGCCTACGACATGATCGCGGATGCGATCCGCCGCAATCCCGGGATGAGCGGCTCAGAGCTTCGCCTCACTATGCAGGGCATCTGGGACTCGGTCGACAACCGCATGGGGCAGCTGGTCTACGACAACCTCTTCTGGAACCGGACGCTGCGCGACAGCATGCATTTAGGGATCAGGGCGGTCGGTTGGAATCTAGGGACGATACGAGAGTTCGGCGGCGGGGCTGTGGATGCGGTCAAGGACCTGGACAAGTTCATGCAGACCGGAGACTGGCAAGGGATCGGCCGGCGTACCGCCTACATCTTCGCGACCACGGCCACGACCGCAGGCACCGCCGCCGCGATCCAGTACCTCTACACCGGCAAGGGTCCGCAGACGCCGCGCGATTACTTTTTCCCTAGGACGGGTGCCAAGGATCCGAAGTACGGGTACGACGAGCGCATCTCGCTCCCGACCTATGTGAAGGATCTCGACTCCTACAACCGCGATCCCGGCGGCACGGTCGCTTCCAAGATCCACCCGATGTGGAGCGATCTCTGGGACATCTGGCACAACCGCGACTTCTTCGATGCCGCGATCACCAACCCGCACGATCCGTGGCAGAAGCAGATGAAGGACTTCGCGAAGTTCCTCGCGGCTCAGTACACCCCGTTCACCATGCGCTCTGGCAGCGCCAAGCGCGCACCCTCAGGCGAGTTCGGTAGAGCGGCTCAGTTTGTCGGCATTCAGCGCGCGCCGATGTCTGTCGCCTCTCCCGAGACTCAGGAAGCGCTGCAGGAGAAATTCGAGGGCAAGGCAGCACTGCGGAAGAAAGCCAAGGAAGAAGCGCGGGGTGAGCGATGAGCAAAACTGAGGACCTAGATGAGGCGATTCAGCTCGTGCAAGCGATGCTTAAGAAGACCAAGAGCGCTAAGCTGCGCCTCCAAATCATGGACAGACTCACCAAGATGCTGCAGCTTAAATACAAGTTCACCGATCAACGTAAGGGCGGCAAATTTACTTTAATCGCCGGAGGCAAGACCGATGGCTGACGTTGCGTACTTCCTGACGCTCGCATTGCAGGCGGTATCCGCGCGGGTTACCGTACTCGTGTCGATGAGCATGTCGTTCGGGCTCTATTGTTGGGCGATGTGGATGGGGACCCCTCTGGCGGTAGGCACTGCCTGCGCCTTTGCCATCCTGGTTTTCTTACCAGTTCTCTGGAGGGGTCATGGCAAACCCAGTAAAGATGGTGCGGCGGATCAGTAACATCCAGACGCGCCGCGGCGTCCCCGAAGGGGGCAACTCCGGCAACTACACCAACTTCCGCTTCGCCTTCGGCGGCTCCGATCAGAACGTCGAGCCGCCCACCACGGAATACACCTCGAGCGGCCCCAATGCCGCCAAGCGGGGCATCCGCATCAAGCGGTTCTACTGAGGCGCCGCCATGGCGATCAGCCAATTCCGCTTCGGCAACACCGCGTGTTTCATCGGGCTTTCGACCGATACCAAGGCCTCGACGCCCGCCGCTACGGCCGGCACGCAGACTCCCATCGGCGGTCCCCAGCCCGGGGATACGTTCATGGAGACCGACACTGGGAACACCTTCCAGTGGAATGGCGCCTGGGTTCTCTCCGGCCAGCCGGGGGTCTCACAGGACCTCACCGCGCTCTCACTGAATCTCGTCTCTGCGGGCACGACGAACAGCTCCAACTACATCAACAACGGCCGACGCATGATGAACGTCGGCATCAACATCGGGACCATCACCGGCACGACGCCGACGCTCACTGTGACCGCTCAGGGCCAAGATGTCGCGAGCGGCACCTATTACACCTTGCTCGCGAGTACCGCGTTGGCCGCCACGGGATTCACCCTGCTGCAGATAGGTCCCTCCCTTACCGCAGCGGCGAACTCGGTCGCGAACGCGAACCTGCCGCGCACCTGGCGCATCTCAGCGGTGGCTGGAGGCACCGTCACTTCCATCGTCGCCACCATTGGCGTGTCGCTCGTGTGAGCGGCGTGAGTGATGTCCCGCCATGGCTGCAGTGGATCCTGCCGTCCAGCGCAGTGGCGGCAGGCGTCTTGTGGTTGGCAAGGGTGATACTGCTTCCGGGGATCAAATCGCAGATTGAGGAGATGCTTAAAGACAAGTTTGAGGAAGCCCAGGCAGCAATCGAGAAGCGTCACCAGGAAAACCGGCGGGACATCCTGCGAGTGGAACAGCAATTAAACGAGAGCTTCGCCGAACGCCAAAAACTTCATGACGACATGATGGAGATAAAGGAAGACGTGGCGTACCTGCGTGGCCGCTCTGGGAACTTCAAACGACAATGAGCGCGGTCGACATCGCGGTGACGAGACTCAAGGTGGAGGAGGGGTTCAGGGCCAAAGCCTACACGGATACCCGCGGCTACGTGACGATAGGATATGGGTTCAATACCTCAGCCGGGATCAGCGAATACGCAGCCTCTGCACTCCTTGTGGCTCAGGTGCAAGAACTCGACCGATCGCTCCATACCTTTGTGTGGTACGGCACGCTGAACGATGCGCGCCAGTCCGTGTGCATCGACATCGCTCTGAACGAAGGGCTGTACGGCTTTGTGAACAACTGGCCGCGGCTCATCCAGGCGCTCACGGTGGAGGACTGGGCGGGCGCACAGGCCGAGTGTCACACCTCGACCGCCGAGGACGAAGCGAGGTACGAGCAACTCGGCCAGATTTTGCTGACAGGCAATGCGTAATCGCCGTTCTCTGCCGGCGAAATTGCGGGGGCCGCAGAGCGTTGGGTCCGACCTTCGCATGGGGTAAGTCTTGACCAAGGCGCAGCTGATGAACGCAGCTGAGGTGTTCGATACATTCAGGGTGGTCCCTAGGGTGCTGCTGTTTCTCTATGCTTGGTTCGTCGGTAAGACTACGGATTATATTTTGGGGTGGTATTTCGCTCAGCCAGCGACAGGACGCGGAACACAGGAGACGGCTGTTATCTTGGGAGTGTTCACTGCCTTGACTGGACTTGCTGGATACGTATTTCGGGCGTATGTCGACAACGGCCGCAACTGGGCCGAGCACCCGACAGAGAATCACGATGACCACCAGCATTGAGCGATATCTGTGGATGGCCGCGGTCGTGGTGATCGTGGCTGGGTTCTTTCTCTACCGTCACAGCCTGATCGTGGACGGGGAGCAAATATGCCAGCAACGAGAGAAGGCTGCGGCGGACAAACAGGCGATACAGGACTCCAAGATCGCCCAGGACACCGTCGATGAACTACAACGTGAAATCGCTCGGCTTAGGAGTGGGAGCGTTGTTGCTCCTGCTAATCCTACCCGCGTGCAGTGCTACGCCCGTAAAGTGCCAGCCCCGAAAGGTGTCACCGGAACTGCTCAGCCCGGAGAGCCAGCCACCCCCGGAGAGAGCGTTCCAGAAGTGTCTGGAGGGACTGGAAGCGGGGGAGACCTGGGACCAAGCCTGCAGCGATTTGCCCTTGCCTGCGATGTAGTCAGCGCAAGGGATAGAGCTTGTTTAAGCGAGCTGAAGGCTATGACGAAGTGAGCGACGTTCTTTCTGACATTGACGGCAGTAGCGTTTGTTTCTCTTGCTCAAGTAAGTGTTTGTTTCATCGTATGGGTGCCCTTTGGGGCAAGCTGTTTTTCTTGATTCCCAGTCACGTTTCTTAGCGGTTTTGTCGCGATTGTTATCGGCAATGGTTCCTAGGAAAAGATGCTCAGGGTTTACACAATGTGGTTTGTCACACTTGTGGCAAACGCACAAGCCGTTTGGAATTGGGCCACGCACTATCTCGTAGGCTATTCGGTGAACCAACAGGCCTTTCTTAGTTATATGTGGGTAGTCTGCTTTTGGGGTCCCGTTCCACAACCAGCAGCCATCTTCCGTTCTGGAAGATCCGGTCATGAGCCACAGTAGGTCACGCATAGTTCTAAATTATACCGAGCTGGAGGATCCATGACCCACCTTTACTTCGCACTCGCTTGTCTCGCGCTCCTTGCGGTGGTGGCGGTGCAGGACTACCTCGTTCCGGCACTGCGCCAGGAGACGATCTCAAGCGGCCTCACCGGTCACTACCACGTCGCTCTTGACGCAGCCTTCGTGGTGCTGGCCGTGGCGCTGATATTCGCGTTCCGGGGGCACGGGGTCTCCTCAATACTCGCAGACGGGTCAGCCGTGTTCCTTGTGCTCACTGGGTTCACCGGGACCGCCACCGTGCACATCCCTCAAGGGGAGCGCTGGCACACGATCTGCACCGCAATAACCTTCGTTCTGGCGATCGCGCTGCAGTTCTTGAGCAACGGCCACAACTACGCTCTCTGGGTCCTCACGCTTGGCGGGACGCTGTTCCCGATCGCCACCCACTTCCTCGTGCCAAACCCCTCAGTCACCGAGAAGGTCGGAGTCACGCAGCTGTGTCTCTGGCTCATCGCGTGGAGTCTTTCATGAACATACTGCCGCTCTTGCTTCAGGTCGCCGCTCTAATCTGCTTCGGGATTGCCGCCATGCCGAAGAACTGGGGATGGTGGGGCGCCTTCCTCACGGTCCTGAGCCTGATGGTCTCAGGCATCGTGCTGCACCCGATTCACTAGTGCCCGTAGTAGACGGTGCCAGCGCTCGACTCGTAGATATTGGTCATTCCGGCGCTTGATTGCTTGTTGAGGCTCGCGGTCTCACCTGAAATGTTCTGGACGAACGCCACCCCGTTCCTGGCACCGTTGAAGGTCGACGAGTCGCAGTTGTAGAGCGTCTCGGTGAGAGAATAGAGATTGTGGGTGGCATCAACCACGGTGTACTGGCCGCTGCCGATACAACCGGTCACTTGGTTGAAAGAGATGAAAGCCCCTGATGGGGTCACGATCTCGGTATAGCTGTCGCTCCCCCAGAATCCCGAGATCGTCTTCAAGGAAGAGGGCTGGTTGTAGACCGAAAAGAGCGTGAGGTTGAAGGTCTTGGTGAGGAGCGGAGAGGTCAGCACCCAAGTTGCCGTGGTAGCGGAAGTCTTGGTGATCTTGACGGTCCCCCACACGCTCGGCGTCTTGGCACAAGCACTGGGACCAGAGCCATCGACCGCGGACAGGGCAACGATGACCAGGTCTTTCCAGAGGGTTCCCACTGCCATGTAGGGACAGCCAGGGACATCGGCCTGAGCCCCCATGGTCTGATCGTTGATGAACCCCCAGAACGCACCATTTGGCAGGACTGTCAGCGTCGCACTGTAGGTGGCAAGAGCCGCCGGATCGTTCTGTTCGCCTAACCAGATGCCAGCGGCATAGGGTGCGGATTGCTGTGCGTAAGCGCTCCCTGATAGGAGCAGCAGAGCGAGTATCTTTTTCATTGTCGCGACCTCGGTAAGCGAGAACACACTACGCCGACTTAAGCCCCGTAACACGCTGCGACGCAGCATTCCCTTCAGTATCAGCGTTTAATGTATCCGCCGTGCTCAAGAATATAACCGCAGCGTAAACAACAGGCTTTCCTACACCAAGTAATACGCTCCTCTTCGACAACGTCCGCCGGATCCACCGTCCACTCATGGAAGCCGAGAAAACATAGCAGGCGGTGCAACCAATTCACTTCTGCACCTCTGAGGATGTATCAGCGGGTCCGGCCACGGAATTGTTCATATTGTTCCCACGTCATCCGGTACGTGAGGTACTCCGTGACTAAGACCTCGGAAGGCTTGCCATAGGGATCGGTAGTGTATTCGGCGCGATGGTCAGAATTGATGTCGGTATGCCGCACCGACACTCCCACCTTCTTGTTGCCGTACCGATACCACGACACTAGTTTCTTCACTTCTGCACCTCTGACTTGCCCACAGAAGCTCTCAGCTCCTGCAATTCAGCCAAAATCATCAGCAGCAGTCTTTCGGTCGGCGTGGACACGACGATGCTTTGATTCTCAACGTAAGGATCAGGGATTGTCACGGCCAGCCTAATCGGCCGCTTTATGACGGCGTCATTCAACTTCTCAAATTCAAACTCATCGACCATCTGACGTCTCGCTCTCAGTGACTCAACCGCTGCGACATCACTGCCCGTTCAACGTCTGTTAGATCCCACGCAGCCACAACGAGCCACGCATCGCCACCGAAGCGGCGCAGCAGGTAGGGGTCAGCCGGATACGTCCGGCTCCATTCCGCTTCCCACAGAATGTGGTAGTTCGCCAGCCCACGTTTCGGACGCAGGTGCACGGGGATCAGCGGCACGATAGCTCGGCCATTGTGATCGGCTCCGTTCAGCCCCAGCCAATCCATGCGCACCGTCTTTCGACATCGCGCTCGGCGGTCCCATGACTCCGGGGAGAAAGCGCAGCGGTTGCTGGAGCGAAGGAAGAAAACCTCCGTCATGTCAGCCCGCGCGATAGCTAGGCGAGGCATTTTGTTATCGCCGCCCAAGCCCGCAGCACGAATCGATTCCAAGGCGCGGATCACTGTCTTTCCCTGAGCCAGCCGCTTGTAGATCGCCGCTATCTCGGCGTCGTAGGGCTTTTGGTACGCACGGTGAGCCTGATACTTCTGCCACAATTCGCGCGCGTGGGTAGGGTCAACTCGTAGCTGTTCGACTTTCATAGTGTTACCTCAATCTCGTTGCGCTTCCCCGTTCTCAGCGTCTCAACCTAATATGGCGCTTAAGGTTTTCCATCTGCCTGATGACCCTCGCTAGTGAGGTCGTGTTGTTGTAGATCTGCAATTTTATAATTCTGGGAAAAAGAGGCATTTATATAGTCTCCGGTGCTTACTCAGAGTCTTTCCAAATCAGCTTCGCGATCCACACTGTCGCGATAGCCAGCCAGAAACATCCCCACGCAATCCCATCCCCTACCGTCATTCGGACGTCTCGCCAGTTGTGACTTTCATCCCGCATGATGGGCAAGTGTAGTTGCCAACCGGATGCGCGCACGTTCTAGAGCCGGTAGTAGTCGCTACCGTCTCGTCAGCGCCTCGCGGGTGCAAAATCTGCTGCAATCCGCAATTGCACTGAGCCTGATATAAGTTCGACCCCGTGACGTAAGCGCCAACGCAGTTCTCGCGGTGACGACCGTACGTCTCCAGCGCCGCGCGCAGCCGCTCGATCTCGTCGGCGGTTTTCTGCAAGACTTCCATGTCAGGCTGAGCGCGCATATGCGGCCAGTGACCGAGCACAGGCTGTCGGCCAATGGTCCAAGCGATCTCCATTAGCTGGTTCTTTGAGGGACGATCAACGCATTGACCTTCGACGGGGTGCAGCGCAGCCAGCCCACCGCAGGACGGGCAACGCTGATCCGATGGCAGCGAGTCATTCATCGAGGTGGCTCCGGGTTTGGCATCCAGTAATCGGGGCCGCGGACACCGGCGCCTGTCAGGCCGTTGCGGTCCCAGCAGACCGCCCCGGAGCCCGCATGGCGATACCACCGACACTGAAAGAGTGGCGGATCGCGGTCCTTCGTATAGCCGAGAACCCATTGCCACTCAGCGGGCAGTTCGTCGGCGTCATCGCCCAACTTGCGCCACTGATCGGCCATCAGTGGTTCCTCCATACGAACCTCACTAGCGCTCGCTTACCGCACACTCCGCAGTAAGGTTGCCCGTCTCGCAAGATCCAGTACTTCGACCAGCAAACGTGAGATTTTGGGAAACAATTGACCATACACAGTCCTTTCCAAATCATCACACTGTACGAGTTCGGTAGTCTGGACTTTTAATCCGGAGAGCAGGGTTCGATTCCCTGACGCCCCACACTCAGTAAGTCTTTCCAACATCAACACTTTTTTACTCTGACTTGGCTGTAACATTTCTGGAGACCTGTTTCTCATACAACACAACGTTTCTTATTTGATGGGCGTCGAAGATCTGCCGAACGACTTCAGCAGCGAAGTACTTATTGCACCTGAACCACTCCCCGTCGTACCTGTAGGCTGAGAGAGCTTTGTGAGCAGCCTTCTCAACGATTCCACAATCGTGAATCCAGCCGCTGACGTACAGAGGCTTCTCAAGGAGAGGATTGCCGACCTTAATGGCGCACCACCGCTCATGGGGATCAATAGCCATGCCGACCTTGACGAACTCACGGGCCGGGAAAACGTAGACGCACGCGAAGCCTCTGTGCTTCTGTCTCTCCACAATTGACAGAGGAACGCGGTGGCTCTTGAGGGAGAGAATTTCCTTGTAAGGGCTGACTCTTCGCATGGGACTACTTCAGTGGTGTGACTTTGCGGATTCCCCTGTCGTAAGTCCCGCGCGTCATCTGCATCGACTGATGTCCCGCGCGCTCGAAAGCTTCTTCCAGCGTCTTGCTGTCGCTCACGGCTTTGGCGCGCAGATCGTGGAAGGTGAAGCGCTCCTGGAGAGCTCCACTCCGCATCGCTCGATTCATGGTCCGCTGCCAGCAGGCGCGGAAGCCTTCGGACGTGTAGGGCTTCCCAGAGCGCGTACGTATGACGTAGCCGCCAATCTGCACCACCGGAACCATCACCCGAGCTCGCGCCAGGACCGCCTGCAAAGCGTCTGATAAACCCACGAGCAGCCGCTTGCCGGTCTTCCCTTGTCGAAAGAGGATCCCTTCGTCCGTGACGTTCTTCCATGGGAGAGCGAGCAGATCGCCCTGTCTCTGTCCGGTGAGTAGTGCCAGATCCATCGCAAGCCGCACACGCGGAGAGGCCCCCGAGTACAGCGCCGCATATTCGGCATCGCTCACATAGCGATCGCGGCGCTTGGAGGAGTTGCGCTCGACGCCGATACAGGGATTGTGATCGGCGACGTACCAGCGGCCGACCATCTTGGAGTAGAGCGCCGAGAGCACTGCGACCTGACGGTTCGCCTGGATCTTGCCCTTGGGCCGATCGAGGAACGCCCCGATGTGTCGCGGCTTCAGGTCGTCCGGCTTCATGTGGCCGAAAGAGGTATCGAGTGTCGCGATGTGCCGCGCGTAGTCCTTCTGGGTCCTCACGCCCAAGAAAGGCAGCACTTCCCGCTTGTAGCGCTCGAAATACTCGTGGAGCGTCGCGCTCGTGGACGTGGTGACGGGACTCGTCTTGTCGAGCATGAAGCGCCACACCAGGTGCTCCTCGCCCTCCGCGCCGATCCTTACCGACTCCCCATCCGGCGGGCGATACCAGTAGCTGCCGTGAATCACCGTCACGTACTTCGGTAGGTGCGTATTCTTCTGGCGTGGTCTTGACATGACTCATGCCCTCTCCCTCCACGGAAAGTGCGGCTCGACCCGCCGGGAGGATTTATCGGTTTGCGAGAATTGTGCCCGCTCGACCAAGGGGAAACCATCTGGCCGCGAGCGGAAGCGGATGTGCATTGCAGCAAGTACTTCGCGCCACTTGCGACGCGTCTTGAACCCGGTGAGCTGCTCGAGCTCCTCCTGTGAGAGCCAGAGACTCACGAGATCACCACGTCAAAATTCCCTGGACTACGTAGTCCGCCAGCCTCTGCACGAGCGCTCGAGCGCACATCGCTTCGATAGCTTGGCGATCGTAGAGGTGGTGCTTCGTGCGACCGTCAACGAGGTCGTGACAGTCACTGCAGCAGCGTATTGCGCACACATCCGGTGGCTTGAGCGAGCCGAACCAGCCGATCTTTAGGTGTGCGAGCACGGTCGTCTCGGGCCTTGAGTTGCACACCCACGGAGCGCGTAGGTCGCAGGGCTTCCCTTCAGCTAGTTTGCGGAGGTTCGCCACGTCGCACCGAAGGCCAGATAGTCCTCGCCAAAGGTCTCGGATACGGCCACCTCAACTTTGGCCCAGTAGGCTTCCCACGCATCCGCATCCATCTTGTCGAACGCGATCCTCTTCGGCACGCGGACTTCCATGCCGTCGAAGATAAGCACCTCGAAGTGTCCCGCGCGTATGCGAAGCTCTGAGTCGATCGAGTCCTCATCCCGCGGCGGATCCTGATTCTCGCCGATGCACCGACAGAGCGCCCAGTACATGCGGTTCCACTGTATTGAGCGCGGCCGACGCACTTCAAATTCAGCGCACTCACCGATCTGCAGGCGCTTGATCCAGGCTTCGCCCAGCTCATCGGTGGGGACGAGAAACCTACCCCTGCGCGCTAGCCACAGCCGCATACATGGCCCACGGGTTTTTGGCGTTGCGCAGCATCTTCACTTCAGCCTCGACTTCCGCGAGGAACTGCAGCGTTTCTTTCTCGTGTTGTTCTACATCGAACTCACTGCGGTCGCATTCGATGAGAAACAGCTGCAGCTCCTCAGGGAAGGATTCGTTGTAGGAAAGGAAGTGGTACTTGCGAGCGCCCGTCACCCACAACTCATGTGTCACCTGGGGGACGTACTCAGGGGGGAGCCTAGCCGCCCTCCAGTACGACACGTGCGTTGCAGGTAACGGGCATTTCACACCGACCAAGGTCTCAAAGTCGCCGAGGTGTCCATCGAGCGAGCAGCCCGCCTCAATGGCATTGAGCGCAATGAACCCGCTGCGCTTGACGAGATTTCCGGTGAACGCCTCGTAAGCCGGGATGGCGGTATCCTCAAGTTCCGCGCCCCGCTCCATGTACTTCGAGACGTAGCTCTGCTCTTGGGGAAGACCAGTGAGGCGTTCGGCCACGAGCTGTGTGCGGTAGTTGCGTCGTCCGGCAGCCTCACCGGCCTTGATCTTCGCGAGCATGTCGCCGGCGCGGCTGGCCGTCGCCTTCCCCGCTCGAGCTGCATACCAGATGGGGGTGCGCTGCTCGCAGTCGATGACCGTGAAACGGCTCACTTTGCGCCCGCCTTCACTTCGTTCCACCACGTCTCGTGGTACTTGACCACGTAGCGCCTGAATGCCGGTGCAGACTTACCCCACGCCTCTGTGAGACGCGCGATGCCCTCATCCGACACCGCTTCCATGTCCGCCTGCCACTTCTCGAATCCTTCGGGCACTGGCTCATCGGGTGAGCCACCGGCTGCGTCATCATCGGCGTCTCTTTGCTCAGAGGTTGAGAGGCCGGTAGCGCCCAAAAGGGTATAGCGCTGCAGGAACGTGATGGTGCTCGCGACCGCTTGGAGCGGGGATTTCAGGCCCGAATCATCGGGGCTGCCGAAAAGCTCAAAGTTCTCGGAGTGGCCGAGCGCGTGAGTCAGGGTGCAGGTCACGTAGATCATTCCTGCGTCCTGTTTCGTGCGCCAGGCGTGGGATAGACCGTGCTTCGCGAGCGCAGCGCCGATCTTCCCGGTGACTTCATCGTGGGTCGCGTGCCAGTAATCCATGCGGCCCTTGGACGTATTAAATTGAACGTGCTTGTTCTTCACGAGGTCCGGCGCATCGAGGTGGAATGCCGCCATGGCTTCCGTATAAGCCCTTCGCGCCTGTTCGCGCTGCTCTGCCCGGTGTAGCTCCATGAGCTTCTCGAGCCTATCTAGGTCCACCTCCTTGCTCGTAGCGATGCGCAGGAGGTCCATCGTGGTCACGTCTCGAGGTGGCGCGACTTGAACATCGCGGCCGACGCGTTGGTCGATCACTTTAAGTTCGCTCATAATTTAATCCCTCGGCTGATGATCGCTTCGCAGCCAGCGCTTCACTGCGCGCCGGTCGGTGTAGCGCTGCCACCAGCGTTTAAACCAGGAGATCACCAGCGGTCCTTGCGCCACTGAGAGATCGTGTCCATAACCAGGCCGACGGCCGACACTGCCGCTGCAAACGCGACTAGGCTGAGAACGATCAGCAGCGCGAAGACGACGTGGCAGTCGCTCATATCGGCCCCCAGCGTTTGACACACACGTCTTGGGAGTACTCGTCGTCCGAGTACCAGTACCGCTCCGCGGGCTCCCACTTCGGATCTAGGTAACCGCTTCCGTCGTGTTCCGCTTCGTCCGCGGATCCGGCGGCGGCAGAATCACTCGATTCCGTCGCAGCCAGCTGCGGTGTCTTTTCAGACGCCAGGAGCGCAAGAATTTGAACAAGCGCACGTTCGTCCTCCGCTGTGAATAGTCGGACGGGGTCGACGCCTGCGGATTTGATCCAACGCTTGAGGCGCCAGCTCTGAAACCATCGGAACATGTGGGTCCTCCAAGAATCGGCTTCAGCGTAGGGAAAAGCTATCCGGCTGTCAAGGATTATTTATCCTAACATAGCCGAAAGATTGCCCGGAAAGGCAATCCGAGAAGCTGGATTATTTAGGCCGCGCTTCTAGGGCGCTGGCGGCCCAGGAACTCGTAGGGGTGCACTTTAATGAGGTCGCAGAAGGGCAGGATCACGTCGTGGGGCATCATGGCGTCTGTCTCCCACTTGCGGTAGCTGTCGGCCGCGATATGCCGGCCCACGAGTTCGCTGAGCTTCGCTGCCATCTGCGCGTGGGACCAGCCTAGCGACTCACGCCCCAGCCGAGTGCGCCTCATGATCGCGCTCCGGTACTCGCTCGGCGTGCCTATCCGTCGGCCTGGTCCTGCTGCCATGCCCGGAATTGTTAACTGGCTTAAACCCCCTTGCATCGGATGTATTTTCCCGTATTGACGGGATAAACAATCCGGTATAAAAGGTAGGAATGCAAGGGCTTAGTGACATATTCCGCCTCTGGCCCACTCAAAAATCCATGGCCGAGGCGGTGGGAGTCAGGCCCGACACGGTGCGCAAATGGAAGAAGCACCGACGGATCCCTTCAGATTCTTGGCCGGCTGTTGTGGCAGCGGTCGGTAACGTCGGCCACGAAGTCACTTTCGCACAGCTCCTCACGTTCAATGCGCCGATGCGCCCTCGCGGGAGACCTACGCGCAAGCGTCGTTCACGCGCGAAGAACACCGACCGAGAGGCTAGGGCCTAACACCTAACATTGGGAAAAAAATTTTGCTTAAACAGCCAAGTTTAAGTCCCCCTCCCCGCGAAGTAAGCGACCGTTCGACGTACGCGGGGACCTTGCGCCCCCTCGGACATTAAGAGGGGGCGTTCTTTCCGTGCAATGGTTTCGGATGTACGCGGAGTTCGCTACCGATCCGGTAGCGCAGTCCCTGTCCTTCGATGACCAGCGGCACTTTGTGATGGTGCTCTGCCTGAAGTGCGCTGGCTTACTAGATCGAAAATTCGGGCACCCGCAGGCTCGCATTGAGGTGCTGAAGAAAATTCTCGGACTCGACGGCATGGCGTTCCAGGAGACCAGACAGCGTCTAGAGACGATCGGACTGATCGATGGGGATTGGCAACCGCGGAACTGGGACAAACGGCAGTTCATTTCGGACCGCACTGACCCGACCGCTGCTGAAAGAATGCGCAGATTCAGAGTCCGCAACCGTAACGGACCCCGTAACTCATCCCGTAACAGCACCGTAACGTTACGCCCCTCAGAGTCAGATACAGATACAGATACAGATACAGAACAGAAGAAACCAAGAAGCGCGCGTGCGCGCTTGACCTCGGTTGGTGAAAACCCGCGAACCTTGGGCACCAATCCGAGAGCCATCGCGGAGGGGTTGGACCCCGAAGCATGGCAGCGCTGGATCGTCTACCGCAGCGACATTCGCAAACCGATCAAGCCAGCCTCACTGCTGGCCGCCCAGCAGAAGCTGGCCGGATTCGGCACTAGCCAGTCTGCGGTAGTTGAGCAGTCCATCGCGAACGGATGGCAAGGACTTTTCCCGCTCAAGTCCACCGCATCCGTGAGAGAAAAACCAGTCCAGACGTGGCGCCCGCCACCGGATGAGCCGGATGTACAGCACTGACTTCGACGCTTTCCGGGAGACGATGAACCGCGTCGGCGAGGCTTTTAATCACGAGGTGCCCGACACGTTGGTGCAGACGTACTGGAAGGCGCTGAAAGACGTTTCGATCTCGAGTTTCGTAGCGCTAGCTGAATCGCACATCAAACACGGGAAGTTCTTTCCCAAACCGCGCGAACTGCGACCGCGCGATGACCACCAGCCCGTAGACACCCAGTGGTCCGAAGTGAAGGCCGAGTACGACAAGCGGTCCGCGTTGCGTCTTGAGGCGTTACGTAAGTTAGATCCTGAGGAATGGCTGCGTCAGATCAGGCCAAAGGTGCAAGAACTCGGTGCGGCGAAGGGAATGTTGCCTGGCGAGATCGAGGCGAAGATCCAACGCTACTTGACGGAGGGCCCACGTGCAGACACAGAAGTACGCATACATCGTGCGCAAGCGTAAGGGCAGAGTGCACGAGATTGATGACAGCGGCAGGACGTACTGTCAGGCCGAAAATACTACGAAGAGGTTGTCGTATACCGACAAGTTTCCAGAGGGCCGGCGCGCGTGTCTGTGCTGCGCCGGGATCAAGCGAGAGCTCGAATATCGAGCGACACACGGCATCTTGGATGCTGAGTTCTCCGCGATCTTGAACGACTGCCTGTGAGGGGAGCTCGATGGAAGCACGACCGTGTACCTGTCACCCCGACGACCGGCCTCCGGTCTGTCAGCGCCGATACGCCCTCAATGCGTGCCAAGAAACCTACCGCGAGCTCGCCGACTGGCTCCTGGACGACACTCGCTTCCAACTTTTTGGACGTGGAACAGGCGATTCAGGTTGCGAAAACGCGGTTCCCGCAGTACAGCCTATTTGAGCTGGAGTTTCTGTGGACGCCCCGCCGCCAATGGGAGATCCGGGCACTCCAGCCCAGCGCGCGGCACTCCAGTGGCACTGTTGGAAAGCCTACCGAGGATACTGAACATGTTCATCAAGCGCGCTGACAAGTACCAAGGCAATCCCTGCAAGCGCGGCCACGATGGCATGCGCTACAAGCGCACCGGGATATGCGTTCAGTGCGCGAAAGACGCTGCAAAGAAACAGAAAGCCGATCGGCTCGCAGGACTCACGCCAGAAACGCATAAGCTCGCCGCAGAGACGACTTAAACCGCCATGCCTACTGTCACCGACATCAAAAGATTAAAGCCCTGGCGCGCCCCAGCGTGGCGCATAGAGCGTTTCTTAATCACATCAGATCGAACTCGTTGCGATTCAAACGAGCCAACAACCTGGCAGAAAGCTTTCGATCTGACGCCCTGGATGCAATGCGAAAAGATGACACCAGACTTCGCGCTGTGGATTGCGTTGCTCCGCCTGGCTACAGTCGCCAGCTGTCCAACAATCAAGCCCGGTTTAATTCAATCCGCGGAAGCAGAACTCGACGATGAGTCTTAATCAAACATCGGTCGCGTATAAGTTCGGCAGACAAGTGGCCGATACGGTTTACGCGCTGGCAGTGGCGCTGGTGGCCGGCTGGATGCTTGGCGCAAACCAACCAGAAACCTTCCTGATGTATTTAGGCGTTCTCATTCACACGCGGCTCAGGCCATGAGGCTTAATCCTGACACTGGCGCGCCGCTCGCAGGATCGAGCGCGCCACGCGGGTATGGACTGCACTGGCGCCGGCGACAGGGTAGGGCTGGTTTGCTCAAAGAGGTCGCACCGCCACTCCATCGTGACGAAATGCTGTCGCGCCTCATGTGCATCGCAGGCTTAAGGCGCGTCTGGTTCAAACTGCCAAAGGGCGGCAAGCGACCACTCGCACGCGAACTTAAACTCAACTTGCAACAACTCCGCAACGCCATCCGCGGCCGCGGAGGATTGCCGGAAGCCTGCAGACGCCGCATCTCACGCTTCCTCATGCAACACGCTCGCGGCGAAATCATCCTCACCGAAATCAGCCCGCATGCCAACGCAAAAGCGCTCTGGCGAGCACATAAACCTTCCCACGAATGGCGCCGCACCACGACAACTCTCGACAAGGAAGTCGCTAATCAGTGGCTTAAGGAAGTCGGGACGGAAGCAGAAAGCGTCGTGTTTCATGCCGCTAACGAGCGATTGTTTGGCTGATTAAACCGCGACGCGCTGTGTATCAATCAGCGACTCATTAGGACCCAACATCATGACAGAAAAGACTTTATTTCCATCGACTCTGACAAACACGTGCTCGAAATGTCGCTTTTTCGACACCATAACCAACATCGAGCAGCGTACTCAGGTGACTGTGTGCCGGCGCAGCGTTCCTCAAGTGTTCGCGCAGGCCGGCATGGTCCCTGATCCACAGGGCCAACCGGTCCTCCAATGGCAGCAGTGCACCGCGTGGCCTCTCGTGCAAGCCTCTGATTGGTGCGGTGATTTCGCTCGCAAGCCGGCAGAAGTGAATTGATCCCTCGATCCGCTCCCCTCGCTGAAGTTCACCACGGGCAAATGGCCGCCGCCGCGGGTGATGCTCAGCGCCCCCTTGATCTTGTCGCCAAAAAGTTTTCAGGGATTTCGCGGGATTAAGTTCATGGCGTTGACGTGGGCGGAGAGGTTAGTGAAGGCGGTGGAGCGTGACAGGGAGGCGCATCCGGAGCGTTGGGAGGGTGCGCCGCCGTTGTT